GAAGACAGCACAGCGAGTGTTGTAGATATTCAAGGATCGCCCACAAGAACTGACATAGTAAGAATACAAATTACTGCTGGTGGAACTTTAGCTTACGGAACTGCCTCCTCAATTAAATATAAAGTATTGGCAAGTAATAACGATGGCCTACAAACTCAAGAAGTTGTAACTGGTGAAACTCTTACTGGTGGATATGATACTCTTGCAAATGGTACAAGATTTAAAGGCTCTCAAGGAGTTTATACAACTGGTGATTATTGGTTTGTAGATATGGTTGCTGGTATTCCAGAAACGCAAAATGCAATTAGAACTTCTAATGTTCGGAGATATTAATGGCGATAATTTTTAAGCCAAATCATCGTAGAGTTGTTGATGCTCTTACTGATATTATACAGACGGAATATCAAGGAACTCCAGTATTATTTGAAGAGCCGTCAAGATTTGTTAATCGTTCTCCTCAATTTTTTAGTATTATTCCAGGTGAAGCAAGTTTACTGCAAAATTATTCTGGTGGATCATTGAGAGAGTACCAAGTATCAATAAGGTACTATTTAAGAAAGCCAAGATTAATTAATTATAGAACAAGTATTTTTGATTATATGACAGATAGAGGCGAAAGGCTTACTAGGTTAATAAATAATAATACAAAATATGAGGACAGCATAAACTCTTTTGGAGAAGTTGAATCAACATTTGGTACTTTAGCAGATGCTTTTAGTTCGATTGTTACTTATAGATGGCACAATGGAAGAATAGTAGATATTGATTACGATCCATCAAGATCAGATGCAGAGGATAAAAGAGATTTACAAATATTTGAAGCAAATTTTTTATGTAATGTAATGGAGCTAACGTAATGAAATACAAACAAGGAAAACTCTTCAAACGGATTACGAAGTCGCAAGACTACCATCGTATCGGAAAAGAGAATTGGGAAAAATTAAAAAAAGGTGAATCAGTAGATTTTGAACCATTGAAAGAATTAGTGGATAAAGGCTACCTGATTGAAGAAAAAAAAGAAAACAAGAAAGGGGATAAATAATGGCAATTTCAGGTCAAGTTTATTCTGGTAAAAAATATCAAGTCTTGTTAGGTCGTCAAACTGGAGCATCATCTGATGTAAATATGGGAACTGCTGGAGCAGAAAATTCAGAATTTGTTGAATTAGATATGGCAACAGTTACCGATATTGACTTCGCTGGTGGCTTAGTAGCTGATCGAACTCTAAGAACAGGACAACAAGTAAAAAAAGGAACAGATCACTTTGTAAGTGAAAAAGGCTCAACAAAGTCTTTTAACTTTGAATGGGTTTGCTCACATAAAGAGGGTGTGGCTATGCTTCTGGAAATGATTACAGAAGATACTTCATCACCTTATGCAATAGCTGGAAATCACGAACCAGCAATTTATAAACATGGGGCACATACTGGAAGCCTTGCTACTATTATTTTGAAAAACTTAGATTCTAATAAAGATACCGGTCAAGACCGAGTTATGCACTCAGCAGCTTTGACAAATTTGAGTTTTTCAATGGATGCAACTTCTAATGGTGGTAGGCTTGTAGCGAGTGGAACTTTTGTTACTGGCTACAATGTTACAACTGCTAATTCTAGCGTAACCAATGGACACGCACAAACACCATTTGTAAAAACTCTTCACGATTGCACAACTAAGACAGTAAATAGCGTTGAGGTAGTTGTTAAGGCTTTTAACATGGATATTGTAAACCCTATGGTAAGAGTTGGATATCAAGGATCAGATGCTGAACCAGAGATGTATTCAAGAGCTGGAGAAATAACTTGTGCTGGATCTATTACTGTTTTGTATGATACAAACTCTGATGGATTCTTAGCTGAGTTCTTAACGAATCCAGCAGCTGGAAATGGTGCTGCTGAATCGCCAATTATCTTATCAGATAACGCAACAGTTGGAAGCGGTAATTTTGCTTTTGAAGTTTTACAAGCAGTATTTACAGGCCACAATTTAAATATTGAAGGTGCTGAAGAAGGAATGATGCTTGAATTACCTTATGAGGGAACTGCAATAGCAGCTGAAAATCTATTTCGTGTTGATATAGATTAATTAAAATAGGAGAAGAGAAAATGATAATAAAAGCTCTAGGAAAAGAATATAACGTAAAAGACATAACTTATAAAGAGCGAAGAGAACTCCATCGGTTAAATGCTAAAACCTTTTGGGATGGTAAAGTTGATCCAGAAAACTATTATGATATTTTAGAAAAAGTATCTGAGATATCTGGATTAGGTGAAAAAGATTTTAAAGGTTTATCTATGGTTGATATAGATCAAGTTCTCCAAGAAGTATTCACCGAATACATGGGATTATCAAAAAACGAAGATGGGGATTGAGTTTTTTTGTTTGGGCTTCATATTACAAACTTGAACCAATCGAAAGATTTGAAAAGTTTCCGTATAAAGCTCAATCCCCTTTAACTGTTAAATTAAAGGAATTTAAAAATGGGGCGAATATTTGGGAAGAAGTCGAAGCTATTTCTGAACTTGCTAAGACTTCAAAAACAAGAACTATTGGCCAACTCTTATATGATCTTGTACCTTTATTCGCCTCACCTGATTTCTTTAATAGTAATTGGATGTTCGATATTATGAATGAATATCATTGGATAAAAAACTGGAATATATCTCCAGGTAATTTAGATGATATTTCAGCGTTTAGATTGGATTGTTGGACAATCATAGACAATGAAATGAATAAAATAGAAGAACAAGAAAGAAAAAAGAATGGCCAATCGTAGAATATTTGATTTAATATTTAGAACTAAAGGCTTTGATAAGGCTAAAGGCGAAGCAGATGGTGTAAATACTTCTTTTGACAATTTAGCAAAAACTGCTAAGTCAGCTGCAATAGGCTTTGTTTCTTTTCAAACAGCTTTAAAAAGTGTAGAGTTAGCAAAATTAGCAGCTAACACAGAAACAGTTCGTAGATCTTTTGGCAACCTAGCAAAAGAGCCAGATAAGATGCTACAGGCTATGAAAAAAGCTACTGCTGGAACTATTTCTGAAATGGAACTAATGCAGAAGTTTAATGAAGCATCATTATTAGGATTGCCTTTAGATCGCTTTGATGAGATGCTTAATATTGCTAGGGGTGCAGCTCAATCAACTGGTCAATCAATGGACTTCATGTTGAACTCTATTGTAGTAGCTTTAGGAAGAGGCTCAAAATTAATGCTAGATAATCTTGGCATTTTGATTGATGTTGGTTCTGCAAATGAAAAATATGCAGAATCTTTAGGTAAATCAGCAAATAAATTATCAGACGTAGAAAAGAAACAAGCATTTGTAAACGAAGCGTTGAGAATTGGTAATGATAATCTTGAGCGATCAGGTGGCGTTGTTGCATCTAACATTGACAGCTTTGGAAAATTTAACGCATCTATTGAAAATTTATCTGCAACATTTGGCAAAACATTAATCCCAGCAGTAACTGGGAGCTTAAATTTTTTATCTGATTTAGCTGATAATGTTTCTCTAATTTTTGATTCAATAAATAAAGGGGTTACATTTTTTGATAAATTTGCAACTGGTGTTAATGAAACAGCTAAAGCATATTTTGGATTAACAGAAGAGGTTAAAACTGCAACTGTTGAACTTGATAAATTTCAACAAATGCAAGTTTTTGGGGAAAGAATAAAAGAGCTTGAAGCACAAAAAGCAATTATTGACGCATCAGTTGAATCGCAACAAAAAGGAGTTTTAAAAAGCCAAAGTTTTTTTGCAGCTCTCTTTGGTGAGTTATCTGGGGCAAATCAAGCAGCTAGAGATTTATTTCAAGCAAGTGGCGATGTTGAAAAAATGGGATTACAAATTACCATTGATAAATTAAGATTAGAGTTTGAAAAATATGGATTGACATTAGATGACGTAAGAACAACTAAATTGAAACCCTTTATAGATGAAAAAAATAGATATTTAAAAGCAGTAAAAGTTATGATGGATGGGAATGAAACAGAATTGGCATATCTTGATTCTTTAAAAGGCTCTTATTCTGAATTTATAGATCAACAATTTATTCAACTTGAGAACAAAGAAAAAGAAGATGCTTTTATTGCAAGATTTACTGCTGCATATCCAAAACAAGCTAAATCGCTAGGCTTATTAACCTCTGCACAAAAGAAACAAGCTGAAGGAATGAAAAACAATATACAACTAGCTGGAGCTTTTGCCTCGGCCTTGTCAAATGCTTTTGATCCAAATCAATCTGGAGCAGAGGCTTTTCAAGGTTTTATAATTAATGTTATAACAGCTTTACAAGGGGTAATAATAGCAAGTGGAGCTGTTGCTGGGGCATTAAGTGCTACCTTCATTCCAGGTATGGGTACAGCTGCTGCAATAGCAGCATTGGTTGCTTTAGAAGCAGCAAAAGCTGGAGTGCGATCTATAAGATTTGCACAATTCGGAATGGATGAAATGGTATCACAACCAACATTAATTATGGCTGGTGAAGCAGGACCTGAAAGAGTTCAAGTAACTCCAGCAACTAGGCCTTCAAGTCAAGGTGAAAGTGGTGGATTAACATTAAACTTTAATGGGCCAGTAACGAATAAAGAGTTCATTAGAGATACAGTAATTCCAGAAATTCAAAGAGTACAAAATTTAGGATTAGCATAATATGGCTTTAAGTCAAGGTTCATGGTCGCCAACTTCTGGAATGAAAGAGAATTGGCTTGTCCAATTATTTGAAACAGATGCTAGTGGATTTAAATCGTTTTCATTCTATGACCAAACAGTTAATTCTGTTGCATATTCTGGAATAATTTTAAACAATCCAAGTATTCGAGAATCAATAAACATATTCAAATCTTCTTCATCAATTAGTAATCTATCTATTGAATTGCAAGATGATTCTAACTTAAGGCAAGATTTATTATTTGGCTCTAATTATTATTTAAATGGAGATGTGAAGATATTTTCGAATCTTGATACTTCTTCAAGCGTGGCTAACTTTAATAATATCCCCCAGATTTATCAAGGTAGGTTAGAATCAATTCAACACAATGACACAACAATCACATTAAATATTGTAGCTAAAAGGCCGTATGATAATGTATTTGTTCCAAATGTTTATAGTGCAGAAAAAGTTCCATCACCTTTAGCTTATGGAAATTTTAGCGATACTAATGCAGATAGATCACCAACAACAAAATTAAATGGAACTCCAAACTTTTTTAGAAAAGTTCCTTTTACTAAGTACGATACAACTGGGATATCATTTATTACTGGTACAACAGCAGAAGGTAATGATGAGAATATTTATACCTACTTAAGCAATTACGATGCTTTTATTAATTATGCTGTTGGGGAAACAGAAAACTCAACAGCTGGTAATGTAAAAGTAAATAAGATGCCAGTAAGTGGTAAATACATTTATCAAGTTCCACCAGTTTCTACTACCTCTTCCACAACAAGTGCAGAAATTACTTTAGCAAATGTAGCTAATTCTTTTGATAATAATGATTCAACTGAAGCCACATTTACTTTTCCAGTAGGTGGTGTTTCTAATGGTACATACACCCACAAAGAAAGATATACTTTAGATGATGAAATTGAAGAAGGCCAACAAGCCAGAGCGTTCTTTGATGTAAGCAGTTTTAGTGATCTGCCAGAAGCTCATGTTAAATTATATTTATTAGATGCTGATAATGCAAATGTTGGAACTGGATCAGAGCAAATATTTACTGGCAACGTATCTAATAGAACTGCAAAAGTTACAGCTACTGGTAACGCTAAAAAAATTGAAGTGGAAGTACAATTTCAATATGCTTCTGGTTCTTCTCCAAGTGCAGTTGTTGAATTAAAAGAAGTGTTTGCCTATTTAACAAAATTTGAAGATGAGATAGAGTTTGGTTTTTTAGGTTATAGTGGAGAGCCAAGAGGTTATAAATCATCAACAACACGAGTTGATAAGATACACGAAGCACATCGCTCTTTCGTTCATAGTATATTAGGAGTAGATACAGATGGTGCTGGTTCAGCAGATCCAACTGGCTTTAGTGATTTGGATACAGATAGAAGTTCTTGGACTATAAGATATAACCAACTAGATCCATTACCAGCAAAAAAGATTTTAGATAAGATGCAGTTTGAAGGTGGGTTTATAAGTGTATTTGAATCTGATGGGGATGTACGTTATATCCATGTCAAAAATAGTTATAGCTCTGCTGATCATAGTTTAGATAAAAATGATTTAGCTAATATTCAATATTCACATACACCGATATCAAATATTATAACAGATATATTAGTTAATTATGATCCACACCCAGCAAAGAGTAGATTGTACAGAAACCAACAAACAGCATCAGAATCAACAATTAGAACCAATTATAATATAGCAACTGCTCAAGTTGTTACAGTTAATCTTGATATGTTATCTGGTGGAATAGGATCAGACTTAACACCATCAACACCTAATGCTGGTTTTATAGATTATTATGGAAACTTAAGATCTTCTCCCAGAGTTATTATGACAGCAGAAGTTGTTAATCCAGCCAAGTTTAATATGGAGATTGGTGATATCTGCGAGTTCTCATCTATGCTACCAGCAACTGCATTTAATAAAAGTTTTAGTGGTGCATATTTTATGATTACATCTATTTCTAGGACACTAGGAAGAATACAAGCACAATTTACGGAGGTCAGTTAATGGCAATTTCAACAGCAGCTTTTGATGATGCAAGTGATGGAGGTTCAAAAGGAACATTTACACCAGACAGAAACCCTAATATTGGAGTTCAGTATGGCACGAATTATGAGGGAATCATAAGAAATCAAGCCATTGGTGGCGAGGTTTATACAGTAGAGAGATTT